TGCGAATAAAGAAATATTAAAAATATCTGAGGGGTCTTCCGACGATATTGCAATTTCTTTAAAAAAGGGAACTAGCCCAGATTTCACATATAAAGAATTGTCCAAAATAGCAGAGAGTGATCCGACGGTTGCGAAAAAATTAAATGATGCAGTACAATCATTGTCTCCAGCTGAAAAGGAAAAAGCAAAAATTCCAGAACCAGGAGCACCAGGAAGTCCCAAAGCAACCACACCACCAGCACCAGGAGCCGCACCTGCTCAACCTGGAACGACGACGGAAAGGTCATCTAATTCTCGTACTGAAATTGCAGGTAAACCAGTAGTACAAGGACAGCCGTTAGCACCAGAACAAATGTCAGCAATCGGCATGGCACTTAGCATGAATCCAAAAAATGCCAGAAGTTATCCAGCAGGGGTAATGGAACAGTACAATAGACAAAAATCAAGAGTAGCATCCCCAGGAAGTCCCAAAGCAACCACACCACCAGGAAGTCCCAAAGCAACCACACCACCAGGAGCACCAGGAAGTCCCAAAGCAACCACACCACCAGGAAGTCCCAAAGCAACCACACCACCAGGAGCACCAGGAGATTCTCAAAGAGAAGGAGGAGATCTTACTAAAACCTCCGAGGGATTCCGTTCAGATAGGTATCGCGATATGGATGGGAAACCAACGATCGGATATGGACACCAGCTAACACCAGATGAGAATGATTCTGGGATTATAAAGATAGATGGTAGAGATGTAGATATAGCTAATGGTCTCAGCGAACCAGATGCTGCAGCTCTCTTAAAGCAAGATCAGAAAAAATACTCAAGTGATGGAATGGGCAATCTAGAGAAACTGGGAGTAGATACTTCTAAGCTCGGAGAGGGAACAAAAACCGCATTAAATGACCTGGCATATAATGCTGGTGCTGGAATATTTGAGCAAACACCAAAGCTCGTAGAAGCATTAAAGAACAATGATCTAGACGCTATCGCTAAAGAGATTTCAGATGTCGGACTAACCGTTAAGGGGACTGGTGGTGCGCGCCCCAAAGGGCTTGCGAATAGGGTAGAATCTAGAGTTGATTTGATTAGATCAGATGCTGGTAAACAATTGAATAAAGAAACTCAGGTGGTCGAGCTCGATGCTCCTCGACAAGTCGCCTCTGCTGTATATCCCGAGCCGGTTGGCTCTACTGATGGTAAAAAATTGGCTTCGGATACTAAAGAAACTCAGGTGGCCTCTGTCAATCCTCCTGCACAAGCTGTAGCACCAGTCATTAATAATATTACGACCAATAACAATAATGCAGTAGGACAGTCATCTCCTGGAGTCATTAATAAACCAGGAGCAGATGTAAATCCCATAAATCAGATGTGGAATACTTTTGCATTTGCATAAAAAAAGAGGGTGGAATTAACCACCCTCTTTCCTTTAATATCTGATAAACAAATTAGTTATCCAGTTTCGGATAGAAATTGCCCATTTAGGTTCTGGGAAATGCCAACCGACAAAGGCACCAATAAGTACGAGTAGTGTAGTTTCTAACATTACGTCCTCCTTTGGTTTATTACTCAATTTCCTCTATGCTAGCATTTTCTTAAAGTAATCTAGATCATCAGAGGCTTCGACTGTCTCCTTCCAAGGAGCACCAGCTTCCTTGGGAGTTCTCGGCGCTTCAAACTCTTCATCGATGTCAGTTGCTGGGATCGATGGCGCATTTGGATTATTCGACAATCCAAGAACATTATCAAGCTTGGCTTTCAGAGTGTCATAGGACTTAAAGTTCGAGGGAGCAAGGAAAGCTTTCAATGAATGTTGACCATCATATACTGCTTCGAGTTTAGAATCATTATCAAATAGAGGAGCAGGAGTTTCAAATTCAGATTTGTCATAGTTACGATAACCTTCGACCATGCGAATCTTGATCTTGAAGTTTGCGCCTTCCCAGAAGTCAAAGGGATTAATTGGCTTCTCATCTTCATACTGAGGATGCATCACGTCATTTAACTTATCAAAGATCTTCTTGCCGAACTTGTACAGGAAAACCTTTCCTTCATTCTTTGGATTGGCTGGATCCTTGACAACTAGAATGTTAGAGATAAAGGTCAGCTTTCTCTTCTGCTTACGTGCCTTATCCTTATTGGCTTCAGTACCAGTATTCCAAAGCTTTGAGTTTACTTCAGAGACAGGATCTTTCTGATCAAGAGTTGTTAGAGAGTTCTCGATGTACCAAAGTCCAGTTGGTCCCTGGAAGCCATGATTAAAGATACGAACCCAGGGAACATCTTCTCCCTTTGGAGCAGGAAGGAAACGAATGGAAGCAAATCCATTTCCTGCCTTATCGACTTCTGGTTGCCAGAAACGATCATCAGAGTTCTTAGAACCCGTATCACTCAGCTTCTTTGTCTCCTTGATTAGATTTTCGAAAGCCGAAGAACGATTCTTTTTAAGTGTCGCAAAGTCCATGTATATCTCCTATGTGTTTTGTATAAATGTATAATCTTGTCCACGATCTCTCATTACGATAACTAAGTATATATCATCTCTCGGTAGAAGTCAAGTAGAAAATGCCTCATTACAAACATTTTTAACATTTCCGAGATCGAATGTTAGAAATGGTCGATACTTTTTAATTAACATAAATTTAGAGGACCAGAGGGGATCCTTTTCAAGTCTCAAATTCCAATCCCCCATGAACCTATAGTTTGAGTTTAGCATTATCATAGTCTCGATCGAAACATGTCCTCCAAGAAACATCGAGAATAGAGCTGGATGTGTCGAATCACGATGATTTATTGCATTTATAATGCTAGAGCATTTCTCCTTAATCTTTTTGCAATCTCCTCTAAGCATTTCAAGTAGAGTATTTTGTCTTTCTTTCCAATCCTTATATTTATTATCGGCATCTTGATCTAGTAAGCTTCCGATCCAGTTACTTCCCGAGAAGTTCGAAGATACAAAGTTAGAGATCAGAAACTCTTCGAGATTCTCAGTATACTTCTTTGAGATCTTTTCAAAGAACATTCTATCTTTTCTCTTGACATAGGAGTCGAACTCGACCCTGAATGTCTTATTGTACTTGAAGTAGTTGTAAGACTCCTGAGTAAAGTGTGTCTTTAGTGCAAGGTACTGTTTATAACATTCATAGCCACTCATAATTTCGCTCTTTTTCTCCGTTTCTTCTTATGAAGAAGGTTTAGATTTTCAGCCTCGATCTCGATCTTCTTGAGTAGATTCTTTGAAAGCAATCGAGTGACAGCTTCTATTTCAATATTATTATTGGTACAGTATTCTGCAATGGTTTCGATATATGAGATATCTTCATTTTGCGAAGCAAGAGTTTCGATCATCAACGAAAATTCATTCTTATTAAGAAAGGATACCTTGTTGCGTTCAGAGATTTCCTTTGGCATAGTCTTGATGACTCCTTCGATAGTCATAGAATCAACTCCCTGAATATTTTCAATTCTCATTCTTATCATTCCCTATAAAAGATTGGTGGGCCTAGCAGGACTCGAACCTACAACCTGACCGTTATGAGCGGCCAGCTCTAACCAATTGAGCTATAGGCCCAAGCTTTGTTAGAAATAAATTCTTCTCGAGAAATATTTACGTTTTTGTTAAGTCTCGTCTATAGAAAATATGATTCCCAATTATTTTAGTCTTTGTTAATTCCTCTGCCCAATTTGGAGAAACAGTAAAGTTGTGAAAGTATGTAGACTTCTCTGTATTGTCATAGGGCTTGTTATTTTTGAAATTAGCATATAAAGGATATACTATTTTTTTGATCTCGTCAAGCGTTTTCTTATCTGGCCTACTTGGAGTATCACAGGCCCAAGTAAATGCACATACCTTCCCTACTCTGAAATGGACGACATGGCATATATCTTTCCACTTGATGCCATATGTCCTATACTTAATCCTATTCAAAATTACCGAGGCAACTGCTTTCTGACCTTCATTATCTTCAATGCCTGATTCATAATATACGGCACGCACCAAACAGGAGATATTGGCATCCTCTTGTAATTTAATATTTTTTAGAAGTGTGGCTTTTTTTTCCAACTTCTCCTGTATCATAGCATTTTCTGCTCGAGATAGTAGTTCCTCTTCATTTACATTGATACTTGTCACAGGAAGAGATAGTGTCATAGAAATTAGCAATAATGTTGAAATTGATCTTGTCATAAACATAATCATTTCCTTCATCTGTTAATAAGTCCTAGTTGATTCTGTTTCGAGGTTCAACTAGGAAAACCCAAAGAAGGCTATGCAGCTAGTGCAAAGTCTTCAAATGCAGCGACATTGTCGTTGGCATTTTTAGAAGTAGTCCGATGACGGTGGAACTATACCGAATGACTCCTTTGACCTTTACTGAAGTTAATCGATCCTGTTTCGACCCCATAATAGAAAGAAAATGGTGGAGTCGTCGGGCACTGCCCCCGAGTCTTAACAACCTATTACGTCAACATCTTCATCATCACACGTCTCTTATTTATATAAAATCAAGAAATATTCGAGATATCGATACCCTTCCGATGCTTGGCGAGAAGATCTACGAGTTTATTGGACCACTCTGATCTCTCTTCCTCGAATACGATAATATCAGACGTCGCCTCACATGACATTAAAATTACAAGATCATTGAACTTAACTCCAGTAAGTTCCTCGACCATCAAAGAATATGCAGCACACTGCATGAAGTAATTATGAACCTGAGATCGAGTCTTTTTCTTTCCCGAGGTCTTGAAGTCTACGATGGCTGGCTTTCCCTTCCATACTCCAACCAAGTCAGCAGTTCCCGCCAATTTGAGTGTATCAGAATATAGTGGCTGCTCGAGACCATAGATCAAACTTAGATTCTCTATAAGAAGAGGAGTAATCTTATTGAAGCCAGAAAGATTCACGGGATCGATGCACTTCTCAGAGGGATTCTCTTCGTTGTTTAGAAGATTTTCGACCATCTTGTGGAAACTCGTGCCACGAGAAGTTGCAACTCTCGAAACTCGATTAGCCTCTTCTTCGCCAACATTCTTGCGCCATCGAGCGATGTAAGGAGCAGAGAGCCTCGAAAGAAACGTCGTGACTGAAGTATATCCCTCATTCGTCTTGGGGGAAATGTACTGCCGACTTTCTCCAATCATTACTCTTTCGAGGCTCTTGGGTAGATTCATAGAATCATCATGTACGAACATTACATACTCTTTCAATTAGTTATAACCTATTATAGCTTACATTCTATAG